CGCAACCCTTACCCCCAACGCCAAGCAGCAGTTTTTCGACGCCAACGGCAACCCCTTGGCTGGTGGCAAACTGTACACCTATATTGCCGGAACTACCTCGCCTGCGACCACCTACGTCGATTCGGCTGGCGTCACGACCAACACCAATCCGATCATTCTGGATAGCCGGGGTGAGGCAAACGTGTGGCTGGGTACGGGCACGTTCAAGTTCAAACTGTTGTCCGCCACCGATGCGGAAATCTGGACCGTCGACAACATCCCCGGCGCTCCCGCATCCAACGCTGCACTGGTGGCATTGGCTGCGTCCGATGGTTCGTCGTTGGTCGGGTTCTTGCAAAGCGGTACAGGAGCAGTAGCAACCACAGTACAGACTAAACTGAGGGAATCAGTGTCTGTAAAGGACTTTGGTGCTGATCCTACGGGTGCAACTGATAGTACGACGGCATTTACCAATGCCCAAGGAAGCGGGAATGTTCTTGTCAATATTCCAGCGGGTACATACAAGCTGAACAACTTGAGATTTAAGCAAGGAGTTGTGTTTCAAGGGGAAGGCTGGCAAAACACCATCCTGCAACAGGCGAACACTACCAACCCTGCTATCTACTGCAAATCTGACGCATCTACCGGGCAACTTATTGGAGTTGGATTGAATGGCGTACAAGTTAAAGGTCTAAATTCTGCTGGAGCGTCTGCTGTAAAAATTGAAGCAGTGGCACCTTATGTAGTTTCTTTTTCTGAATTTGATTTTTACGCATACCAAGTCAGCACAGCTTTAGAGCTTGTGATTGGTTCGCAGAACGAGGTGTATTCAAATACCTTCAAGGTCATCGCAGACACTTGTGCTGGTGTGCCATTTATCACCAAGGGTGTTTACAACTCTTACTATATCGAAGGGTTCAAATGTGCCACGGGCCAAATGTTGACTGACTCTAGTCTTAGTTCCACGTTCCATTATTGTGTTAGCGACGGCACAATGGACTTTGGAGGACAAGATTGCACGATCATCAACCCAACTGTTGAAACTATTTATGGTGCTGCCTCATACGATAGCTGCGCAATCCGTTTAAGTGGGTTTAACCACGTCTTGACAGCTCCTGCGGTTGTCAATGTAGCGGCGGCAAAATGCCCTAATGCGTTTACTATTTTTAATTCGCACACAATTATTAATCCAAAAATTTATGGTGCGAATAATCCAAACTATCCGTTTATCTATAACACAAATGCTGTCCCTGTGTTTATTGGCGGAAATTCTTCGTGCCCTAACAAAATTGAGGCTTATACATCCGCATCATTCATTGCAAAATCAACCTTTATCGGTGATGTTTCAACCTACACAAACCTGACTACTCGATACGAGCCTGAATATGTTTATGTTACCGCAGCCACTTACACCGTAGACGCAAACAAAAGCACCAATGGTTTGGACTATTCCATAATGGTTGGGTACTCAACTGGCACTTGTACGCTGACGCTTCCATCTGGTGCCGAGTATGTGGGCCGTAAATTGCTAATCTGCACTCGCGCTGCACAAACGGTTGTTTCTGCTTCTGCAAATGTGGTTCCTCTCACTGGAGTAGCTGGAACAGCAATACTTGCTGCAACAGCAGGGAAGTGGGCAAACCTTCAATATGACGGAACTAATTGGGCCATCCTGTCAAACAACTAACATAACCATCCCCCAATAACGGAGCCACAAAAGTGACTGAAAACAACCACGACTCTGCCGGTGTTAAGCTGTTGATTGCATGGGCAGGAACTCTTATGGGTGGTGTCACCCTGTCTGACATTGTTTTGTTTGCTACCCTGATCTACACCTTGCTGCAAATAGCGATTCTGATTCGCAGGTTGTACAAGGGCCAGGCATGATCTCGAAAGGACTACCATGACAGTCACCGTGAAGGTGCTAATCCCGGCCAAGATTGCCGAGGCAGCACAGACAACCCAATACACCGCCACCGGTGTGACCGCGATCATCGACAAGTTCACCGCCACGAACTACTCGGCAGCGGCTGCTACGATCAGCGTGAACCTGGTGACCGCAGCCGACACCGCTGGCAACCAGAACTTGATCACCAAGACCAAGACGCTGCAACCATCGGAGACCTACACGTTCCCCGAACTGGTGGGGCATGTGTTGTCGGCCAGCGGGTTCATCAGCACGATTGCCGGGACGGCTACATCAATCAATATCCGCGCCAGCGGTCGTGAGGTGACTTGATGCAAGTCGTGTACGGCGCGGGGTTCGGGATCGCCAAACCCAAGCCAATGCTGGACAAGGTGAAAGCGCTTCAGGACGAGGTGTCTAAGCTGCCCCAGTACGAACCAGAAACAAAGCACTATTTTCATGGTGGGATGTACTGCCGTGAGGTGTTCCGCCACGCTGGCGTGTTGGTTATCGGTGCCGTCCACAAAAAAGAACATCTGTACCTTATCGTGTCGGGCACTGTTCAAATTACGGACGGTAAGGGCAGCGCTCAAGAGGTTACAGGCCCTCACTTATTTAAAAGCAAGCCCGGAACAAAACGTGCGGTGTACGCGGTCACCGATACGCTTTGCATGACATTTCACGCCACTGAGGCACAGACAGTTGAAGAAGCCGAAGCCGAACTGGTTGAGGCAGACCCTGATTCAATGTACAGTCTCGGCAATCAGGTCAAACATAAAGAAATTGAGGTGCAACCATGACTTATTGGGTAGCCGGTGCGACACTTGTTGGTGGTCTTCTTGGCTCGTCTGGGCAACGATCTGCCGCTAGTGCTCAAGCAGATTCCGCTGCGCAAAGCATGGCGCTTCAGAAGCAGATGTATGACGAGCAGGTAGCTCGGAATCAACCATATTCGCAAGCCGGGTTGATGGCTCAAAATCGACTGATGACCCTCATGGGGTTGGGCTCACGACCTACCGGGGGTGGCGGGGGTGGAATGTTTGGAGATATATCTGGGGTACTTGCAGGCGCCTTACCGAGTTCTGGCGGAGATGTGAATTCTGCCGATTTCGGTAAGTACGCCCGCGACTTCGGAATGCAGGACTTTCAAGCAGACCCTGGCTATGCGTTCCGCGTGTCCGAAGGCCAGAAGGCACTCGACCGGCAGGCTGCTGCTCGAGGTGGGCTCATCTCGGGCGGTGCTCTGAAGGCTGCTCAGCGATACGGTCAGGACATGGGCTCGCAAGAGTACCAAAACGCTTTCAACCGTTATCAGACCAATCGCGCCAACCAGTTGAACCCGCTGGGCAGTTTAATGGCTTCGGGTCAAGCGGCAGCAAATAATCAGGCCGCCGCCGCTGGCAACTATGGAGCCCAAGGTGCTGCCGCGTTGCAGGCCGCCGGTCAGGCCAACGCAGCAGGTGCGATGGGTGTGGGCAATACCTGGAACAATGCTTTGAACACGATGGCCAGCAGCTATCAGAATCAGCAGAATTTCAATAACTGGTTGAACCGGAATCCGTCGCCTTCTTCGTACCAATACCCCGGCAACGATCCGCTGTCGTTCTTGTAAAAGGCCACTAAATCATGGCAGACCTTAACGCTCTTATCGCCCAAGGCGCACAGTTTCATGCGCCCATTGACCCGTTTGCTCAGTATGCCAGGATGCAGCAACTGGAGCAGGGGCAGCAGGCCAATATGCTCAACCGGATGAAGATGGACGAGTATCAGCGTGGACTGCAAGAGCAAGAGGGCGTCCGAAACTATCTTCGCGCAACTCCTGCCTTTGACCCGGCAAACCCAACGCATCAGGCAGGTCTGATGCAGGTTGCGCCTACGACTGCTCCTAAGTTAATCGAGTCGTTCCTGACTGCCAAGAAGACCAGCGCCGACATTGCCAAAACACAAACCGAAACAACGGGTAAGGATTTTGAAAATCGGATCGCCAAGGCGAACAAGGCAATTTCGGATATTGCTGCTCTTAAAAGTTCGGACGAAGCGGTTGCAAGCATTGACCAGCACTTAGCGGCTGGCGACATTGACCAAGCAAAAGCTGATTCCTTGAAGCAAGGTCTTGCAAATGAACCTGTTTTTAGCAGGTGGCAGAACAATATGCTTAAAGGCATCATGAGTGCCAAAGAGCAATTGGAGTTTTCCAAACCAAACTGGCAGCTTCGCAATGTTGGCGACAAGTCGTTCTACGAAGACACCAACGCAAACAGTCCGACGTTTGGGCAGCAGCGTAGCCAAGAAAAACTTTCAATGACCGAGTACGAAAAGGGTCATCTTGCAACTCAGCAAAGGCAAGCGGCCACCGCTGAGGCGCGTCTCAAATTTGAGAAAGAAAACCCTGGCTTTGACATCAAAGAACAAGCAGATGGCAGCCTTGTTGGAATCAATAAGCGCACGCTTGAATCAAAGCCCGTCACCGACGCGAGCGGCAAACCGGTGGCTGGCGCTGCAAAGCCGCTTACCGAAGGGCAAGGTTCGTCGGTGGCATACGGTATGCGCATGGCCGAGTCAGACAAAATTTTGCGCGATTTGGAAGGCAAAGGACTCAAAGACACCGGCCTCATCCGCGCTGGCCTAAGCGGCACTGTGGGCGCAATACCGTTAATTGGCGAGTCTCTTGGCAAAGGCGTGGACAACGTGTTTAACGTGCTGCCGTCTGTCATGGGTGGACTTAGCCCAGAACAACAGAAAACCATGCAAGCTCGCGTCAACTTCATTACGGCGGTGCTGCGCAAGGAATCCGGCGCTTCCATTTCCCCGTCCGAATTTGCAACGGCAGAGAAAAACTACTTCCCAGCACCTGGCGATAACGCAAGTGTTTTGAAGCAAAAGCAAGATGCACGTCAAACTGCCATCAAGGCTATGAAAGTGCAAGCCGGGCCAAGTGCTGGCGAAATTGACAAGCACGTTTCGGGCCTTGGTGGCGGTGGTGTGGACACAAGCAACCCGCTGCTTAAATAAGGAAGCGTCATGGCTGACCTATCAACAATTCTCAAAGACCCAAACTTTGTCAACGCAAACGCCGCGACAAAGCAGGCAATCTTTGACAAGTGGGCACCGCAAGACCCCAACTTTGCAAATGCAAATGCCGCCACACAAGACGCCATTCGCACCAAGTTTGGGTTGTCGGCTTTGTCTGCGCCATCCGAAATTCCCGCCACCCGTCAAGAGCCTGATTTTCTGACAAAACTTGGCCGTGGTGCGGCGTCACTTGCAGATGTGACCGTTGGCAGTGTCATACCCACCGTTGCGCAGCAAGTTGCCTATCCGGTGGCGCGTGCTTTTGGACAAACGCCCGCAGAGGCGGCCGCCACCACCGGCAAAATTGTGGGCGCTGTTGACCAGCCTTTTGGCAAGGCGTTTGGCGTTACGCAGACGCCGGAATACCAAGCGGAAGCCTCTCGCAAAGTAATGGACTTTGTGAGCGCCAACGTGGATAAAGGCTCCAAGTGGATTTCCCAGCAAACAGGAATCCCAGAGGCTGACGTTGCCAACATGATTGGCACTGGCTTGTTGGCAGCAGGTCCAGCCGCAGCCAAGATAACAAAGCCGGTGGCGTCTGCCGTTTATGCGGCAGATCAGGCCGCCACAAACGCCCTAGCGCCCGTGCAGCAAGCCGCCACAAACGCACTGGCCCGTGTGCGCTCAACGCCAACACAACCCGCAATGGCGGGCATGGGGGCGGCTGAGACGGCGCAGGCACTCCAGCGGCAAACCACCGCCGAAGGGCTGCGCGTGCCGGTCAAACTTACCAAGGGCGAAGCCACGCGCCTGCCTGGCCAACAACAGTTTGAAGCCGAAACGGCAAAAATGTACCCCGAGACCGTGGGCAAGCCAATTCTTGAACGCCAACGCGCCACCAATGACGCCATCCTGAGCAACTTTGACGCCTACGCCGACGCCACTGGCGCAACCCAATACGGCGCGGATATGTTGCGCCCTGTTGGCAAGGTGGTGGATGATGCGCTGGTGGCTAGTGCCAAAGCGGCTAAGGGAAAAATTAACGCCGCGTATGACGCCGCCAAGGCTGCGGGCGAGTTGGAGGCACCCGTTTCTTATCAGCCAGTGTTTGAATACATCCAGCAGCAAGGCCCGACGGTGCGCGAGAAGTTGGCCCCTATTCTTGCTGGCGTGGAAGACCAGATCAAACTTAACGACCCCAAAGGCACCGGGCAAATTTCCATCAATGCGCTGGAGGATGTGCGCAAGTTCATCAACGCCAACACGCAAGAGGGCACGCCCAACGCGGTGCACGCCAAGCAGTTGAAGCAACTGATTGACGCATCCACCGAAGGCCAGGGCGGCGAGTTGTACGGCAAAGCGCGTGCATTGCGCGTGCAATACGCCAAAGACTTTGAAAACGCATCGTTTGTGGACAAACTGTTGCGCAACAAGCCAGGCACCACAGACCGCGCCGTGGCGCTGGAGGATGTGTGGAACCACGCCATTATGAAAGGCAGCTTAGACGACACGCACGCCGTTGCGCTGGCGCTCAAAAAGGCAGGACCGGAAGGACAACAGGCGTGGAAAGAACTGCAAGGACAAACGCTTGCAATGATGCAGGACGCAGTGACAAAAAGCGTCAGCCGCGACCTGTCCGGCAATCGCATTGTGTCGCCCGCTAAGTTTGATTCCATCGTGCGCGAGTTGGATTCGTCCGGCAAACTGGACTACATCTTTGGCAAAAAAGGCGCAGAGGAAATCCGCGACTTGCGCGATACGGCGCTGGACGTCTATACCAAGGTGCCTGGCGCGGTGAACTACTCCAACACCGCCAGCGCACTGGTGCGTCAGTTGGAAAACCTCAACCGCTCGCCATTGGGCCGGATGCCGGTTGCGCGTCAAGTTCTTGGCTACGCCGAAGAACGCGCCCGCACCAACGCGCTGACCAAGCAGGTGGGCGAGGCTCTGAACTACAACGCCCTAGCCCCATGACCCCGCTGTCCGCCCACTTCTCGCTCGAAGAGGCCCTAGTTAGCCAAACGGCGGCCAGGCTGGGCATCAGCAACGACCCGCCGCTGGACGTGGTGCGCAACATGAAACGGGCGGCGTTGGGCATGGAACTGGTGCGTCAGCTTCTGGGCCAGCCGATCCACGTCAACTCGTGGTATCGCAGCCCTGAGTTAAACAAGGCCGTGGGTGGCAGTCCCACCAGCGACCACATCACCGGGTTTGCTGTGGACTTCACCTGCCCGACCTACGGCAAGCCCGAGGACATTGTGCGGGCCATCATCAAGTCCACAGTCGACTTCAAGCAGGTGATCTACGAGTTCAACTCGTGGGTACACATTAGCTTCAACGGTATGCAGCGCCAGGCACTGGTGATCGACAGAACCGGAACTAAACTCTTTGTTTAGGAGAACCCATGGACCCGTTAACCCTATCTAGCATCTTCGGCATCGGCAGCAAGCTGATCGACAAACTGTTCCCCGACCCCGAACAGAAGGCCAAGGCGCAACTGGAGCTACTGAAGCTGCAACAGTCGGGCGACTTGGATGAGATCAAGGTGCAACTGAGCGCCATCATCGCCGAGGCTCAGTCGCCAGATCCGTGGACCAGCAGGGCCAGGCCATCGTTCCTGTATGTCGTCTATGTCCTGCTGCTGTGGAGCATCCCGATGGGCGTCCTAGCCATCTTTAACCCGGGTGCTGCGGCAACCTTTACTGTCGGGTTCAAGGGCTGGCTGGCCGCTATCCCCGACAGCATCCTGCAACTCTTCGGCGTGGTGATGACCGGCTACGTCATGGGCCGGTCCTGGGAGAAGGTCAGAGGGGCTGCGAAGTAGGCTTCTTGGGCAGTGGGGCCCAGTGCGTCCAGAACCTAGATTTGCCGTCCCACTCGCCATACACAGCCACACCGCCGATGCCGAGCAGTTGCAGCTTGACACCTCGCGGTGTGTCCTTGTTGATGGGCATCCAGTAGTAGTCGGTGGCCACGACCACGCTGTCTCGGGTGTTGATGGTGTACGTCATTTCTTCTCCACGGGGCGCTCTTCGGTGGTGAACCGGTGACCGTTGGCACACTCGTACCGGCGACGTGTAACGGCGTCCTGCCGGGTGCGCGTTTCAAGAACAAACGTCCACGCCTTGCAGTGCGGGCATTTCATTTGTTCCCCCTTGCTCGGATTTTTGCGGCAAATACATGGTCATACCCATAGTATTCGTATTGCGCTTCACACAACTTCGCGCACTCCTCACGCTCGGCTGCGGCGGCCAGGTCGGCAAAGCGGTGCAGGTCCTCCCACTCATGATCGAGCATTGTTTCCAACGGACCACACACCCGGCCTAAATCGCAGTGCCAGGCCATGCGGATGATGTCGTCGCGGGTCATTTCAGCGCCTCCTTGATTGCGGTGATGGCAGTAATCGTTTTTTGGAAGTAGTCGTACCCCGTAGCTCTTCCATCAATAGCGGCTTCTAACCCGCCTTCAGTTGGCCCAAATTCGCTATCAATGTGTTGCCAATCTGATTTCATGGTTTCTAAAGCCTCTTCCAACGCCTCCAGCGCCTGACGTAGCAGGGCGGCGTGGTCTGGTAATGCGGTGTAGAGCTTAGTTCCTGCTGGAACATCAGCGGCTTTGAACGCGACAAACGTAAAGCACCCGTATGTAACCGGCATTTCCCCAGCTACTCCCACCGGCTCCGCTTGCTCCTGCTTGGGTGCTGAAACACGCTTGATAGCTTGATGCACTACATGAAACATAGTCTCGTAGTGACCGTGCTTTCCTTCCCGCATCTTCTTGTCGTACAGGTCTTGGACAAAGGCGTTTAGCTCCGTCTTGTCGTAAGTTTCCGCTTGCTCCTGCTTCAGCCGCTTCACTTCCATGCGAAGCTCGTCACGTTCGACTGCGATCAAGAATGCTTGACCCGTCAGGCGCCGTATTTCACTTTGGGCAATATCCATTGCTTCTTCCGACAGCGGGCTACCCTCTGCCGCGTCTTTCAGCCGCTCCACTTCTGCGCGGAGTAAATCAATCTCCTTTTCACTTTCCAGACCTGCTGTGTACATGCGCCCATTGACGCTACCGTCATCAACCATCTTCTTTAGACGCTCGTGGTTATCTTTCAACTGCTCCACTTCAGCCACCAGTGCGTCGATGGTGTTTGCCGCATCAGTGAAGTCCTTCATCAGTGCAATGTCGGTATGTACCCAACGCAGCCGCTGTGCCACTGCTTTTGCTTGTTCAATCATTTTGTATCTCCTAGTGCTGCACGGGCAGCGTCGCGCTTTTCTGTGTAGTCACCGCCGTTTTCAAGCAGAGCTTTCAACGCCTCCCGCAGCCGCTCCACTTCTTTACACATATCTTCAACAAGGTTGTCTTTAATAACAACAACTTTGTTCAGCCGCTCCACTTCTGCCAACAACTCGCGGTTCATTGCAGTGCAGGATTTCCAATCAGATAGGTACTGCTCCGCCTCTTGCACCAGTGCGTCGATAGTGTCTGCGTAGCTAATTGTTATGTCTGTAAACTCTGCTTCGCGCAGATGCTTGGACAGTGCTTTAGCTTGTTCAATCATGCTTGTTCTCCTTCATCGCAGCGTCACGCAGAGCAACGTCCACCGGATTGTTTTCGCAGCCGATTGCGTGACCGTGCTGGTAGTTACAGAGAAGGCATCGTTTGTTCTCCAGTGCTGTACGGGCAAGGTCGCTTAGCGCATAGCTAACGGAGCTAGCTGCAATCTTTTCTAGCGCATCACGCAGCCGCTCAATCTCAGCGCGAAGTTGGTCTTCTGTTTTCATGCTGCAATCTCCCCAACCATGCGTTGATTCATAATCGCAGCGTCCCGCTTGGCGCGAAACTTGGCCGCCCGTTGCGCTGGCGTTTCTCGGTGCCTCGGCTTGTCGCGGCCCACGCCGATCTGAAATATTGGCATGGCGTCACGCCCACGGGCGTCCTTTTCCCACATAACAATGTGCGCCGCGCCCTGCTGGTGCAGTTCCCGGGTGTACTGGCACACCGTCAGGTAGTGCAGGCCCGTGTGCTCGGCCAGCTCCCGCTTGGTCATGGTGCCGTCCAGCATTGCAGCCACCATCTTGGCGAAGCTGATCGCGTTGATCTTGATGATGCGGCGCTTCATACCAGCCACCTCACCACGCTGGCCATACCGATGATGGCCAGCACAAACCACAAGATGCACAGTGCGACCACTGCCATGAAGATGCTGGCGTCAAACAAGGACGTAATGTGCTTGTCGTCGCAGTCGCAATTGCGGCCCTGGGCGCAGTCGTCGTTGCAGGTCATATTGATGCTTTCGTAATCATCTTTTTGCCATGGGTGCCAATGCTGGCGGTCATGTTTACCCTTGTAAGTGCCTGCTTCTGCACTTCCCTCATCTGCGCAGTGGTCAGCGTATTGCTTCGGCGCTTCTTCACAGTTTTGGGTTCTGTTCGCCATGTAAACGCCGTGTGCGTGCTTTTTGGCGTGCCATCCGGCCATGTTGCGGCGCTCACAGCACCCACCACAGCACAGCGAACGACAGCACATAGGTCAGGGCGAACAGCACGCGCAGCGGCGTCCAGTAGGGCGGCTTGGTAAAAATTACTCGTTGGTAGTGTTCACGGTATTGGGACATGGTTCTCTCCTTGGTTGGTGGGGCTTTCGCCCCGGGTTGGTTTACTTCGCGGCCACTCGGCTCAGGAAACTAAACAGCTTGCTGGTTGCGCAGCGTTCGCACTTGTTGGCCGATACTGCGAATTCAGCATACGGCGCTGCAATGTATTCAGTGCCCCAGCCGGTACGGCGGCCAGCGCATGCAGCGTTACCGGTCTTGGTGTCGCGTAGGTGGTTTTTACGTGCTTCCATTTTGAACTCCTTGGTTTGTTGCGATGGTGAAAGTATAAACGCCTTTTACAACAAAGCAAACATTTTTTTGCAATCTAAGGGTTTATCCTAGTCTTTGCAATCTCAGCCACCATGCTTTTCGCTTCCTCCGCGCCACGGCAAACGATGCATTCATACCCCAAGCCTCGCAGGTAGCTCATCCAATCGCGCTGCTCCTCGCTGACCACACCGCCCTTGGTGCGCTTCATTTCCACCCACAGCCACCAGGCTGGCACAAACAAATCCGGCACGCCGCTGCTCACGCCTTCGGCCTTAAGCCGCCCAGCCTCTGATGGCCGCCTGGCCCCGCCGTTGGGGATGGCAAAAATACGCACGCCGCGATACGTTTGGCGGAACCACTGCACAAACTCGCGCTGCTCAAAATGTTCGGTGGGCACTAAAATGGGCATTCTTCTTCCCATTTGTCGCACGCGCCAATGGCGGCGGCAAACTCGGCTGGCGGCGTCATAAAGAACTCGGTGCACACGCCGTCCGTGCCGTACATCTCGCAGGTGTGGCAACACATTGGGGCTGGTGGCGGGTTGCGCCACAGGGTTACAAACTCAGGCTCTGGCGGTCTCATTCCATTCCCTCCTTAAAACGCGGGCAAACTTGCCGTCCAATTTGTATTCAATGCTGCGCGGTGCAGCGCCTTGGTTCATGCAGGCGGCAATGTCCGACAGGTCAGCTACCGCATAGTCCAGCGCGGCCCCGGCGTTGCGGGCGATTTGCGCCAACTCCGAACGTGACCGCTGGCCCGCGTAGCCATCGTGCATGATGGGCCAATATTCGGTCACCGGCTTGTCGCTCAAGCCTCCATAGAACGTGCAGGCCAACATTTCTTTGCCGCTGGCCTTGCTGATGTGCTTGCGCCAGTTCCACTCCGTCACCTCCAAGTCTTTCCCCTCCACGCCCATGATGTCGTCGTTGCGCAGTTGGTATTTCTTTTCCACGGGCGGCGGGAACTCATGGCCGCAGTTGGGGCACGCCATCACACTGATGTGCACCAGTTCGTCGCATTCAGGGCAAACCTTTACTGGCGCTTCGCCATTGCCGTCGCCGCCCTTGCGCGGTGGCTGAACGGCGGTGATCGGGCCGTGCGTCTCCACCACGCCAGCAAAGTCCAGCACCAGGCAGTGGTCGGTATGCTCTTTCGGGCGCAGGCCACGCCCCGCCATCTGGACGTACAGGCTGGCGCTCATAGTTGGGCGCAGCATGGCTATCAAATCGACGTTTGGCGCGTCAAATCCGGTGGTTAGTACATTGGCATTGGTCAGCGCCTGAATGCGTCCTGCTTTGAAGTCCCGCAGGATGCGCTCGCGCTCGGCCTTCGGCGTGTCGCCGGTCACGCATTCGGCCTTGATGCCGTAGAAGGTCAGCGCCTCGGCAATGTGGCGGCTGTGCTGCACGCCAGCGCAGAACACCAACCAAGAGCGCCGACTGCCTGCCAAGGCAATAATCTCGCGCACCACTGTATGATTCTTGTCGTCGGTATCCACCGCCGCCTGCAACTCGGATTCAATGAATTCACCGCCGCGCTTGTGCACGCCCTCGGTGGTGAGCTTGGCTTTGGTGATCTTGGAACGCAGTGGGGCCAAGTGCTTCTTGAAGATCAGTTCCTCAATCGTCACCGGCTCAATCAGCGCATCAAATAGCGCAGGCTTGTCGGTAATCAGCCCATGCCCCAAGCGGTAAGGCGTGGCCGTTAATCCTATCACCCGCAAGCTGGGGTTTGTCCGATACAAGTCCGATAGAAGTGTCCGATAGCCGCCTTCGTCCTTGTGGCTAACTAGGTGGCACTCGTCAATAATCACCAAATCAATGTGCCCCAAAAGCGCGGCCTTGTTGCGCACGGACTGGATGCCAGCAAAGGTGATTGGCTCGCCCAGTTGCTTCTTGCCAATGCTGGCGCTGTATATGCCCATCGGAGCACCGCGCCAGTGCTGGCGCATTTTTTCGGCGTTCTGCTCAATCAATTCCTTAACGTGCGTTAGCATCAGCACGCGGGTCTCCGGCCACGATTGCAGCGCGTCCTTGCACAACGCCGCAACGATGTGGCTCTTGCCCGCGCCAGTTGGAAGCACCAAGCATGGGTTGCCCGCGTGGCCCGCCTCAAACCATGCGTATAGCTGGTCTATGGTGCGTTGTTGGTAGTCACGGAGCATGCTCACCCCACTATCCTTCCATTGAACTCGCGCCGCAGGTCTTTCAACTGCTTCCACTCACCAGCGCACGCCGCAGCGTTGGCCAGCAACTCACGCGAACCGTACACGCCCTCGCCGGAATCTCCGTTGGCAACGTCCTGCCCGCCAATCTCATAGATAGCCACAAAGTCCACCGCGCTATCCTTGCGCTGCCACGGCACCAAATCAGGATGCAACACATGGCTTTCGCAACCGTCCTTCTGGTGGCTAAACGGCACAACGTCATCCCACTTGGCGCAGTGCCAGGTGCCGTCGCTCAATGGCGTGGCGTTGGCGCAGGTGCGGCAGTTCACGTTCTTGGTGGTCTTGGAGCCGTGGCACAGGTCGTAGCCGTCGCAGAACTTGCATTGATACCAGCTAGGGTCTGCGCTGATTGGCTCGGGCATCCGGTCAGTCAAAACAATGCGGTGTCCACGGTCCACATACTTTTGCGCTAGTTCCTTGTCCAGCCGCACGCGCTCGGTGTAGATGCGGTCATCATCCTTGCACACGGACACATACAGTGCGCGGTCTATGCCGGTGCCCAGCATGTAGAGTTGCATCTGGACAAAGTGCTCCGGTTTTGACTTCTCCACGCCATTCTTTTCTACATCATTGAACGACTTGAGGCTGTGCGTCTTGAACTCGGCAATGTGGCGCGTCTTAGGCGCGTCCGGCACGCCACGCTCAATCACCGCATCAATGCTGCCGGAGACGTGGCAGCCAAAATCCACCCGCGCCTGCTTGCCGTTGATGGTGCCGCGCACGTCCATGCCAATCATGCGCAGGTCGTTGATGATGGTGGCCTCCTCCATCTGCCCACGGCGGAACACGCGCAGGATGCGCCCTGGGAACTTGGGCGACACCGCCCAGCGGAATGACAGCCACAACCAGCGGTCGCACGGGCCGCCAAGCAACGAGCAGCCAAGGTGCGGGCGCGGATCTTCTGGTTTAGACTCAAACGCAGCGTCAATCAGCGCCTGAATATCGTTGGTCAATTTGGGGATGGCGGTCATACATGGCTCCAAGTAAAGTATTGCAGGACCTTCTCGACGGTGCGTACATGGACGCCGTGCTGGCGTGCCAGCGCTTCATTACTCAGGTTGTCACGGATGTGCTGGCGCAGTTTGTCGCGCTGGCGGGCCGCGCTGCGTATGGCCTCAACGTCATCTTCGGTTAGTTTGGTTTGCGGCAACTCCGCGCCGCGCAACGCCATAGACCTAGCGCGGGACAAGTATTCGCCACGTTCCAACACATGATCAGGCCTTGCGGCCCTGCCGCTTGCCCCGGAATAGTTTGTTTGTGCCATAATGAAATCTGCTCCTTGTAAGTTGTCATATCTCCCTACTTGCCCCGGCCTTATCCGCCGGGGCTTTTTTTTGGGGCTTACTTCTTAGCCAGCCACGGTGGCGTTGCCTTGGCCGGTGCCGCGCTTGCTGCCGCAGCGGTTGGGGCCGCAGGCACGCTGCCGGTCAGTGAACGGAAGCCCCGAACCTCGTTGGTGGCGTCATAGGTCTTGCCGGTCCTGTCGTCCGTGCGAGCTGCGCGAATGTCCAGCTTGATGCCAATCTGTCCGCCAATCAGTTGATCGGTGTCGGTCACGCGGGACAGCCCAATGGCACGCATCACCTCGCCCAATTGCTGGCGCCCAATCTCCTCCGCCTTGGCGCTGGCGTTCTTGATGTTCAGGTTGCCAAATACCACACGTCCCTGGTGCGTCGGGCCGGTGATGTCGTAGCGCAGTTTGATGTACTGGCCGTTGCCGTCATTGGTGGCCTTGAGTTCGGCCTGCGTAATGTGGGCGGTGTACCAACCAGCGGGCAGCGGGTCAAAGCTGCTGGTGCCTTGGGGCAGTTGGTCAACGTCAAAAGATTCGGTAAGAAATGCCATGGTAATTTACTCCGGTAGATATTCAGGGTTAATGATTTCGGGTTCAGGAAGTTCAAATACTTCGTAATGGTTTTGGCCTCCATTGCGCCAATCCATTCTTTCGTCAAGTTCTTCAGCTATTTTGCAAGCGTTCACTTTGTCGGAAAATATCCCAACAATGTTGGAGCTAATTCCGCATTCAATACAGCCAATGTTAAATACCGCGTACATATTTACTCCTTGATAACGATTTTGAAAGATGGGCGGCCAGGCTTGGCCGTGATTGCGGGTGCGAGGGCTTGGGTGATAGATGCGTCAGCGGCCTTCCATACCGCCATATTGAGCTCTGGTTTCCAGCGAAACAGGCTGCTCAAGTGTTCGGACAGTCCATGCTCGGCGGCCAGTTCCTGCACTTTTTCGCTGTCAACCTTACGGTCAATGCGTCCCACGATTTTGATTTCAACCGTGTCGTGCTTGATGGTTTCTGTTCCATCAAGGTCTTCTGCGATTCCTGCCAGCTTTTTGAAGTGGTCTTCAATATTGCGTCGATCCGCTGTTGCATCTTCTTCGGTCTTCTTGGCTTTCAGCCATAATGTGGCCAGTTCGCCCATGTCGTTTGGGAGGATCATTTGCGTGCCTCCAGCATGGCGTCTGCAAGACGGTACGCAGATAACGCTGCTTGCTCGTACGTTGGTGCGTTCCACATTTGTTTTTGCATATATGACTGCATCGCCTTGGCAGCAAAGTAGTCGCGCAAACTCATTCCGCTACGTTGAGGTCCAGCCAAATGGTCGCTAGGAAATGCAGGGTAGCTTTTGTCTGAGGCGCTCATTTCTTGCCCCCGATCTTGGCAAACACCGCCGTCAGGTCCGGTGCTTCCCAAGAGTCCAGCTTGCCCGAACGGTCCTTGGCCAGCCACAGGCCGTCGCTGTCGCACATCAAGGCGCGTTGCGTGGCTCCCTCGCTGTCCTTCTCCACCCGCAACGCCAGCACCTCGTCAAAGAAGTAGGGAAGGCTCTGGCCGGTTTTGTTGCCGGGCATTGATGGCGCGTACAGTACGCGTCCCATTTCGTCTTGCGTCTTTTCCAGCTTGGCGCTCATGTAGATGTGCTTGCCGGGCAGGTCTCGGAAGGCGCGGATGATGTCGGCCATCTGCTCCTGCATTGCGCCATACGCTTGGCGCGGGTCTTTGGTGGCCTTCTTTTCGTGGTTCAGCACCACCTCGGCGATCTCCGAAATGCTGTCCAGCGCCACGCTTTTGAATGCGTCACCCTCCTTGCTTACCAGCCATTCGTAAGCCTCTTTCAGGTCGGCCATGTTGCCGATCTCAATAAAGGGAAGGTCAGCGTCCTGAATGGACAGCAGGCCACCCTCGGCCGACAGCACAATGGGCTGTGGCAGGGTCTTAATAAGTGAAGTCTTGCCCGCACCGGCTTGGCCGTATACAAGCACCTTCACGCCGTTGGCAGACAAGCTGCCAGTTGATTTCAAGTTGATGGCCATCTTGGCCCTCCTATGGTTAAATGCTGCGCCTTTGGCCAATTCCGTTTGCGCAGTGCTTGCATTGTAGCGCGGAAATAATCTACAATGCAACAACTTTTTTTAACAAGGGGCGAAAAATGTTTACAGCGGAGCAGATACGACAACAATTGCAGGACGCCAACTTGCGCAAGCTATCCGAGAGGCTGGACTTGCATTACATGACCGTTTGGCGATTCATGCAGGGTGAGAACGACCCCGCTTACAGCACCGTGAAGGCGCTCAGTGACTATCTGGTGTCGCGCTCGCAGGTGACGAATGACTAGCCTAACCAACATCCTCGGCGGCCCATGGTCCCCGCCACCAGAAAAGCGCATTGCACCGCCGGAGGAGCAGTTCATTGACGCCATTCGCGCCGCTGGCATGGAGCCGCCAGAGGACATTTACTTTGACGGCAAGATTCACCGTTTCAAATCCGGCACCAAAGGTTCACCTGGCCACGGTGATAAGCCGGGCTGGTACTTGGTGTTTGGCGATGGCGTACCAGCGGGCCGGTTTGGTTGCTGGCGTGCTGGCGTTGAGGTGACATGGCGGGCAGACATTGGACGCAAGCTCACCGAGTTTGAGGAAATGGCCCACGCCCGCCGATTGGCCGAGGCAAAGGCGCTGCGCGATGCGGCTTTGGAGCGCCAACATCAGGTGGCCAGTGATACGGTGGAGAAGATTTGGACAGGCGCACAAGCGGCGCTGCCGGATCACCCGTACCTGACAAAGAAGGGCATCGGCGTGCATGGCGCTCGCGCAACTGGCGACGGCAGGTTGGTGGTTCCGCTGTACGATCAGGACGGCACACTCAGCACCCTGCAATACATTGACCACCAGGGCGGCAAACTTTACCATCCAGGCGGTCAGACGGGCGGCAAGTTCTGGATGATAGGCTCACCTGATGAGCCTGGCACATTGTATGTGGCCGAGGGTTTTGCTACCGCCGCCACTATTCATGAAACCACCAACCGCCCCTGCGTGGTGGCGTACAGCGCCAGCAATCTGGTGCCCGTCACCGGCACGCTGCGCGAAAAGTACGGAGCAACGCAGGACATTGTGATAGTTGCCGACCACGACAAATCCGGCGTCGGCCAGCGTTACGCCGAGCAAGCCAGCGCAAAATACGGGGCCAGAATGGTAATGCCACCCATCGAAGGCGATGCCAATGACTACGCCCAAGCGGGCCACGATCTGGCCAGCCTGCTTATGCCAACCACGCAGGATTGGCTAGTTCCCGCCGATTCATTCTCAGAGCAACCAGCCCCTATCAGTTGGATGGTAAAGCATTGGCTGCAAAGCAACGCCCTCATCATGGTGCATGGCCCAAGCGGTGGCGGAAAAACCTTTGTGGTGCTGGACTGGTGCCTGCGCATGGCCGCCAGCGTCCCCGAGTGGTGCGGCCACAAGGTTCACCAAGGCAATATCATTTACTTGGCGGGCGAAGGCCACCACGGCCTGCGCGGGCGTATTGCCGCGTGGAAGCACCACCACAAGGCAGGCCCGCTGTCCATGTGGCTGTCCCGCGATGGCTGCGACTTGAACACGCCCACCGGCTACATCAAAGTGGTGGAGCAGGTCCGGCTACTGCCCAAGCGCCCTAGCGTCATTGTGGTGGACACCTTGCACCGCTTCTTGGCTGGCGACGAAAACAGTGCCCAAGACGCCAAGACCATGCTGGACGCTTGCAATAAACTGATGATGGAATTTGGGTGCAGCGTTATCCTTGTGCACCATACCGGCGTATCTGACGAGGCGCAGCACCGCGCCCGAGGCAGCAGTGCATGGCGTGGGGCGCTGGATATTGAGATCAGTATTGTTCCAGCCAAAGACAATCAGCCCATGCAGATTGTGCAGCGCAAAAGCAAAGACGCCGAAATGGCGCAGACCGTGTTTGTGGAGTTGGAGCAGGTGTCCATCCCCGGTTGGCTGGACGAGGACGGGCAGCAGGTCACCAGTGCGGTAATCGTTCAAGCGCAGACGCCAGCGGCAGAAACACCAAAGAAAAACGGCAAGATTGACAGCCATCGCAAGACGTTTGAAAACGCCTGGTGGTCGTCCGGCGCGGAAGATCGAGGCGGTTTGCCGTACCTTAGCCGGTCAGGAATGACCACCTATTTGGTAGTCAACATGGGCATCAGCGAGGCTTCAGCCAAGCAATACATCAAGCCTGGCGTGCAAGGAAAGTTGATTGCTGACCTGCTGAACGCGCAGATTATTGAGGCGTTTGAGCATGGTTGGTTGGTCATTGACGAGACGCAGGCAAGCTCTATGCTCATCAGGAGGTCGGAGAAATGAGTAAGTTATCCACAAGTTATCCACAGGCTAACAGGGTAACTTTGGTAACTTTCGGTAAAAAAACGATACAGTTACCACCGGCAAAACAGCGATTTTAGGTAACGTAACGTAATCCGCTTCTTTAGAAGCGGTTACCAGTTACCTATCGATGCAGCGAGGATTGCACCGAATTGGGGAAAAAAGTTATCCACAGGCAGAACAGGACACACATGACAAAAGACACACCAAACTTTGAGGCATGGCAAACGGACACGTTGGCCAAGTACGCGCTGGAGCAGTATTTGGAAAACATTGAATTGCGCGAGGCGCTGGAGCAAGTGCGGTTGGATTTGAAGGATGCTATGCACCAATTGCGCACGGCGTTTGTGGAGGGCCGCCATGTTGGTTGACACGGAGGCGCTGGTTTGCGCGGACATACGGCAAAGGCAGATAATGGGCATACAAAAGTATGGCGTGACCGTTGCTGACAATAAGCTGACACGGCGAGAGTGGCTGCAACATGCTTACGAGGAAGCGCTTGATATGGCCGTGTACTTGCGGCGGTTGATGCAGGAGATGGATGATGAGTGAAAAAACCAACCCAGCCGACAAGGTTGAGCAGTGGGCGATAGACAAACTGGTGCCATACGCACGCAACAGCCGCACGCACAGTGACGAGCAGGTCGGGCAGATTGCGGCCAGCATCAAGGAGTGGGGTTGGACAACGCCTGTCCTGGTGGATGAGGAAGGCGGGCTGATTGCAGGGCACGGGCGGGTACTGGCTGCCAAGCGCCTGCAAATGGCCACAGTGCCCGTTGTGGTGGCTCGTGGGTGGTCTGACGCGAAGAAGCGGGCCTACGTTATTGCCGACAACAAGCTGGCGCTGAACGCGGGCTGGGACAATGAGATGCTGGCGCTGGAGTTCAGCGAGTTGCAGGGCATGGACTTTGATCTGGATTTGACCGGATTCACAGCCGATGAGATTGCGGCGTTGATGCCGGTGGAGTTGGAGCCTGGCCTTACTGACCCAGACGACGCGCCGGAAGTGCAGGAGACCGCTATTTCGGTGCCTGGCGACGTTTGGGTGATGGGCAAGCACCGGCTGCTTTGTGGTGATTCGACCAGCGTGGACGACTTGGCGAAGCTGACAGAAGGCCAGTTGGTGGATATGTGGCTGACCGATCCGCCGTATAACGTGGCGTATGAAGGCAAGACAAAAGACGCCTTGACCATTCAGAACGATTCAATGGGTGACGACCAATTTCGGCAATTCTTACGCGATGCTTACGTCGCAGCCGATACGGTAATGAAGCCAGGCGCGGTGTTTTATATTTGGCACGCGGATTCGGAAGGCTACAACTTTCGTGGCGCAGCCCAAGACGCTGGCTGGAAAGTGCGGCAATGCCTGATCTGGAAGAAGTCCAGCATGGTCATGGGCCGACAAGACTATCACTGGAAGCATGAACCGTGCCTTTACGGCTGGAAGGAAGGCGCCGGCCATCTTTGGGCTGCAGACCGCAAGCAGACAACTATCTTGGAGTTTGACAAGCCAAGCCGCAACGGCGAACACCCGACAATGAAACCCGTCGCCTTGTTTGAGTACCAGTTGCTCAACAACACAAAGGGCGGCGACGTTGTTTTGGACAGCTTCGGAGGCTCTGGCACGACTTTGATTGCTGCAGAAAAGAATGGTCGCGTTGCCCGCCTGATGGAACTAGACCCCAAATACTGCGACGTGATCGTCAAACGCTGGCAAGAGTTCACCGGAAAGAAAGCCGTCCACGCCGAGTCCGGCAAGACTTTTGAGGAGTTAAGCAATGGCCAAAATTGAAAAACCTGTCATTAAAAAGCCCGATGGGCGACAATCTAACGGTGGAGCGCGTGAAGGGTCTGGCCGAAAGCCGTTTGAGCCCACCCCGGCAGACCGCAAGCAGGTCGAGGCGCTGTCTGGTTACGGCCTGCCGATTGAGCAAATTGCCGTGCTGGTGCAGGACGGCATCTCGGTGGACACCCTGACAAAGTATTTCGCTCAAGAGTTAATTTCCGGCAAGTCCAAGGCCAACGCGCAGGTGGGGAAAACCCTATTCCAGAAGGTCATGGCGGGCGACACAACCGCTGCCATCTGGTGGAGCAAGACGCAGATGCGTTGGGCTGAGACCCAGAAGCACGAACACACTGGCGCGGACGGAGCGCCAATTGAGTTCAAGAAGATTGAGCGCGTTATCGTCAAGAAATGACCACCCTCCAAATCCAAACCCCCTCCTGGGCCGTCCCGCTACTGGAGCCTGCGCGTTATAAGGGCGCTTACGGCGGGCGAGGCTCGGGCAAGTCGCACTTCATGGCTGAGATGATGATCGAGGCCCACATCATGGACCAAGGCCGCAACAGCGTATGCGTGCGGGAAATTCAGAAATCGCTTAACCAGTCGGTCAAGAAGCTGCTGGAGGGCAAAATACAAGCCTTAAACGCTGGCGCTTACTTCGAGGTGCAGGATGCCGTCATCAAGGCGAAGCAGGGCGCTGGCATGATCCTGTTCCAAGGTATGCAGAACCACACGGCTGACAGTATCAAGTCGCTGGAAGGCTACGATTGCGCATGGGTGGAAGAAGCTCAGTCTCTAAGCCAGCGCAGCCTTGACCTGCTGCGCCCGACCATCCGCAAGCCTGACAGCGAGCTATGGTTCTCATGGAACCCGCACTCGGCCGACGATCCGGTGGACATGCTGCTGCGTGGCGAGAAGCCGCCGCCGCGATCCGTGGTGGTGCCGGTGAACTACGACGACAACCCGTGGTTTCCCGATGAGTTGCGCGAGGAAATGGAGTACGACCGCGCCCGCGACATAGATAAGTGGAACCACGTCTGGTGCGGCGACTACCTCAAAAACAGCGAGGCCCGCATCTTCAAGAACTGGGTGGTGGAGGAGTTTGAACGCCCAGATGGCACTATTTACCGCCTTGGCGCCGACTGGGGCTTTTCGGTTGACCCGTCCTGCCTGGTGCGCTGCTCGGTGGAGGGCAACCGCCTGTATGTGGACTATGAGGCGTACATGATCGGGTGCGAGATTGTGAACCTGCCCGACCTATTTGACCGCGTGCCGGAGTCGCGCAAGTGGTTCATCCGGGCCGACTCGGCGCGGCCTGAAACCATCAACTACATGCAAAAGCACGGCTACCCGAAGGTGCAGCCAGCCCAAAAAGGCGCTGGAAGCATTGAGGAAGGCATCTCTTTCCTGCAATCGCACGACATTGTGGTGCACCCACGCTGCAAGCATTTGATTGACGAACTTAACACTTACAGCTATAAACGCGACCCAAGGACGGACGAAATCCTGCCGGTGATTGAAGACAAAAACAATCACTTAATCGACGCTTTGCGCTACGCCTGCGAGGGATTGCGTAAGGCCGGACCGATTCGGCGTAAAATTGTGGAACCTGCAAAGCGCAATTACGCGCCAAGCGCATCATCTTGGATGGGAGCCTGAATGCCACTCGCCAAATCGACCAAACCCGCCGCTTTCCGCGCTAACGTCAAGGCTGAGGTGGCAGCTGGAAAGCCCGTCAAGAAGGCTGTGGCCATTGCCTACTCGGTCAAGCGCGAAGCCGCCAAACCAGCCCCGAAGGGTAAGAAATAATGCCTCAAGACTACTCTGGTGTGAATGCCGTCGGGGCGCTGAGTGTAAGCGGCTCCAAAGGCAAGGGCGACAAGGCGGAGATCCTGTCGCTGGCCCGTGACCGCATGAATATTGCCATTTCGGCATATTCCGAGTCCCGTGAGGACGAGCTAGACGACCTGCGCTTCTACGCCGGTTCCCCCGACAACCAGTGGCAGTGGCCCGCCGACGTGCTGGCCACCCGTGGCGCCGTCCAGGGTCAGACGATCAACGCCCGCCCGTGCCTGACCATCAACAAGCTGCCGCAGCACGTCCGCCAAGTCACCAACGACCAGCGGCAGAACCGGCCCAGCGGTAAGGTTATCCCCGTGGACGACAATGCTGACGTGGAGGTGGCCGAGGTCTTTAACGGCATGGTGCGTCATATCGAGTACATCTCGGACGCTGACGTGGCCTACGATACCGCTTGCGAGAACCAAGTGGCCTACGGCGAGGGGTACATCCGCATCCTGACCGAATACTGCGACGACGATAGTTTTGACCAAGACGTCAAGATTGGTCGCATTCGGAACAGTTTTTCGGTCTACATGGACCCGCTGATCCAAGACCCGTGCGGCGCGGACGCCAAATGGTGCTTTATCACCGAGGACATCACCAAGGACGAATACCACCGTCTGTACCCCAACGCCAGCCCCGCCAACACCCTGCAATCGCTGGGCGTAGGCGATATGTCGCTGGCCCAGTGGATGAACGAGAAAACCATTCGGATTGCCGAGTATTTCTACGTTGACTATGAGCATTCCACGCTGAACCTGTACCCTGGCAACGCCACGGCGTTTGAGGGCACGCAGGAAGACAAATACCTGCGCAGCATGTTTGGCAAGCCCGTCAAATCCCGCCAGGCTGACCGCAGGAAGGTCAAGTGGTGCAAGATCAACGGCTACGAGATTCTGGAAGAGCAGGAATGGGCCGGTAAGCATATCCCTGTGGTGCGCGTGGTGGGCAACGAGTTTGAGGTGGATGGCCGCATTCACGTCTCCGGCCTGGTGCGCAACGCCAAGGACGCGCAGCGCATGTACAACTACTGGGTGTCGCAGGAAGCCGAGATGCTGGCGCTGGCACCCAAGGCCCCGTTCATCGGCTACGGTGGTCAGTTTGAGGGTTACGAAAACAACTGGAAGACCGCCAACACCCAGAACTGGCCCTACCTCGAGGTTAACCCGGACGTTACCGACGGCGCTGGCAATGCTTTGCCGCTGCCGCAGCGTGCCCAGCCCCCGATGGCGCAAAATGGCCTTATTCAAGCCAAGGTTGGCGCGTCTGACGACATCAAAGCTACCACCGGACAGTATGACGCTTCGCTTGGCCAGCGGTCCAATGAGACTTCTGGCCGCGCAATCATGGCCCGTCAGCGCGAGGGAGATGTAGGAACCTATCATTATGTGGATAATCTGGCCCGCGCTGTTCGCCATGTTACTCGTCAACTGGTGGACCTGATCCCCAAAATCTACGACACCGAGCGCATCGCCCGTGTCATTGGCGAAGACGGCGAGCCGGACATGGTGAAAATCAACCCGAGCCAGCAAGAGCCGGTCAAAAAGATCGTAGACCTGCAAGGCAACGTAATTGAGAAGATTTACAACCCCAGCGTCGGCAAATACGATGTCTGCGTGACCACCGGCCCAGGCTACGCCACCAAACGCCAAGAGGCTGCGGACATGATGGTGCAGGTATCGCAAGCAAACCCGCAACTTTGGGCCATTGCAGGCGACCTGATCGTGCGCAACTTTGATTGGCCTGGCGCGGAAGAGCTGGCCAAGCGCCTCAAAAAGACGATTGACCCGAAATTCTTGGGCGACTCCGAAGATGACCCAGCCCTGGCCGCCGCGCAGCAGCAGATGCAGGCGATGGGTCAGGAAATGGAGCAGATGCACCAGATGATCCAGAACTTCGGCAAGTCCGTGGAAGCCCGCGACTTGGAGATCAAGGAGTTCGAGTCCACAATCAAGGCGTTCGACGCCGAGACCAAGCGCATCAGTGCCGTGCAGGCGTCCATGTCGCCCGAGCAGATCCAGGATATTGTTTTGGGCACGGTCCACGGGATGCTTACATCGGGCGACTTGGTGGGCGAGATGCCTGGCCGCGAATCCCCGCAGGAGGACATGAATGAAGGTCAATGATTTCGTCGGTATGCTGTTCTTGGCGCGGGATGTGGCCCATTCCGTGCATCTGAACACCCGCAGCTACGCCAAGCACGTTGCCCTGAACACGTTTTACGACGAGATCGTGGGGCTGGCCGATGGGTTCACTGAGGCCTACCAGGGCCGCCACGGACTGATCGGCCCCATCACCCTGATGAGCGCCAAAAAGACCACCAACATCATCGAATTCTTGGTCGACCAACTCAAGGAGATTGAGGATGTGCGGTACGATGTGGTTGACCGCAAGGACACCGCACTGCACAATCTGATTGATGAAATCGTGGCTCTGTACTTATCCACCCTGTACAAATTGCGGTTCCTGGCATGATCGAACTTATGGGTCAGCCTGGCGAACTCCGGTTCACGGTGGAAGTTAAGCGCAAGGAAACGGGCCTAGTCGAGAAATATGATCTTGTCGGCTACCTGGACGAAGACAAATTGAAGGAGAATTATCTTGGCAGTGACTCACTCGACAGCGGCCCGCAACGCGGCGACTGATGCCGTTACGGCGCTCATCAGCACCAGCGGCAACCTCAAGTTTCGCCTCACCGGTACGGTTTCTGCGCCGGGTACTGCCGTGGCCACGCTGCCTTTGTCGGCAACAGCCTTCGGAGCATCCTCCTCCGGCACCGCCACTGCCAACACCATCACCAGTGACACCAACGCCACCGGAAACGCCTCGCCCGTTGCCACCGCCACCTTGGAAACATCGGGTGGGACTGTGGTGATTCACTGCGCCGTGACCGCCGCCAGTGGCGACATCAATATGTCCGGCGGCCTGACCGTGGCGGCTGGCGACACCGTTTCTTGCTCCAGCCTTACATACACCGCACTGAGCGCATAACATGGCACTGGTACTGGCTGACCGGGTACAGGAAACCACCAACACCACGGGCACGGGCACACTGACCCTGGCTGGTGCGGTTGCCGGGTTTCAGAGCTTTGCCGCCATCGGCAACGCCAACACGACCTATTACACCATCACCAGCGGCAACGATTGGGAGGTGGGTGTCGGCACCTACACAGCCTCTGGCACGACCCTGAGCCGGGATACGGTGCTGGCATCATCGGCGTCTGGCGCCAAGATCACGGTGGCTGCGGGTGCCAAAGTGTTTGTGGTCTACCCTGCCGGCAAGGCTATTGCTGCCGGCACAGGCTATTTCACCGATGCGTTCACTGGTTCGTATGTTGATGGCGTAGTGATTGATTACAGCGGCGGCATGGGACGCATCAGCGTTGGCGGTGCAGACGGGATTGAGTTTTACAACGGTGGCGTTGCATCTACCCTGCTTGGGCACGTTTCTTCTGGCGGCAACTGGGACTTCAACGGCTCGGTGACCGCTGGTACAGGCACACCTATTGGCGGCTCTACTAATCCTTTGATTATTTCCGCTGGTGCAGCAAACGGCTATATCCAGAACTACATCGTCAACAATACAAACGGTTCCAGTTCGTCTGCTGATATTGCCTGCTACCCGCACAACGGTGCAGACGCTGCTGGCTGGATTGACATGGGTATCACGTCCGCAACGTTTGCTGATGTGAACTACACGGTCACGGGCGGCAACGAGGGTTACATCTTTATGTCGGCCCCAAGTGGGTCTAGCACCACCGGAACGATGGTGCTTGCCACTGACAGCACCGGTACGGCCAACGACATTCAGTTCTACACGGGCGGCTTTAACCAAGGTAAGACGACCCCGAACCTGATTATCAAGGGCAGCAACAAGAACGTGGGTATTGAGGTTGCCAGCCCAACGGCTGCTTTGCATTTACCTGCGGGTGCTGCTGCCGCATCAAGTGCGCCACTGAAAATTACTAGTGGAACGGTGTTGACAACACCCGAGGCTGGTGCGTTTGAATACGACGGCAAGTTGGGGTATTTCACCCCTGCCGGTACTGCTCGGGCGCTTACGGACAATTCTTACTACTACCGCAAAAACACTTCTACGGTATTGTCCAGCGCCACCGGCAACCAAGCCATTCTTGGGTTGACTTCTGGTGTAACCCTGCAAGGCTCCACGCTGTACGAAGTGGAAGGTGAGTTCGAGCTGACCACCACTGGTACTACATCGCACACCGAATCTATTGGTTTTGTTCTGACAACAGCCACGGTGTCAGGTATGGGTGTTGCGGTGAACCGGTTGTCAATGAGCACCACATCGTCTGCGCTGGGAGGTTATTTGGCGTCTGTTACTCCAGTGGTAATGACTGGCGCCTTGACAACGGCGCAGACAGTTGCCTACCGCATCAAGGGTGCGATTGGTATTTCAACCGCTGGTCAGATCAACCCGGTGATTGCATTCTCGGCTGCCCCGGGCGGTACGTCCACAGTGGTAGCTGGGGCTTGGTTTAAATTCACACCGATAGGCACCACGGGCAGCAACGTCAGCATCGGTACTTGGGCATAAGCCATGCTGGGATACGGCTCATTCTCCGAGCTACCCTTCTCGGCGTTACCGGTTAGTGCGCCACCGGCTGGCACCCACACGACCACTGGCACCCTAGTCGGCCAGGGTGCCATCGTATCGGGGTCTGCCCGGCGGTTTGTCACCCACACGAACACCGGCACCCTGACCGGGCAAGGCTCCACGGTTACCGGCTCGGCCACGCGGTCCACGGGTGCGGTCACCCACACCACCAGCGGCACACTGACTGGTCAGGGCTCGGCGATTGCAGGAACGGCCAAGCGGTTTATCACCCATGCAACCGATGGCGCCCTAGTTGGCCCAGGCTCCGCGCTGGCTGGCACTGCCGTCCACCGCACCCTGCACACCACATCGGGCACTCTGGCAGGTCCTGGCACAACCCTGACGGGCTCGGCCACACGAACGACACCTGCCGTTAGCCACAATGCGACCGGTATATTGATAGGTGCCGGTGCCGTAATTAACGGCATCTCGGTGCGCTCTAGTATTTATCCTGACCCTGCGGATGTACGCGAAGGTGTACACTACGGCCCAGGTGGCATTTACGTCGGCACCTTGACTGTGGGCGCTGGCGATACAATAATCGCACTACGTCCATTCACTGAAAGACACTAATGGCACTCACCCTCAAAGCCGTCACCACCCGTCTGGGCTACCAGCAAATCACTTCGCTGAGTGCCTCCACCGGTCTGACTGTACCCCAAGTCGATCTGAATGGCCTGGCCTGCAAGCCGTCCATCGCCATTATCACCGCCGAAACCCAAGCAGTTCGCTGGCGTGATGACGATGTGGCCCCCACGGCGTCCGTTGGTATGCCCTTGGCCGCTGGCTCCACGCTGCAATATGACGGCGATCTGACCAAGATCCGATTCATTGAGCAGACGGCAAGCGCCAAGATCAACATCACCTACTACGCATAAGAGGCAGCCATGAACGTCCATGATTCCGGTGGCGGCATCGATTCCGCAAAGTTCCTCGAGTACATCATCAACCAGTTCCCGGGTGATCTGAAGCTGATGATTGAGGTGCGTGACGAACTGGCGGTGCGTCAGGGTGCTGTAAGCGCGGCTCAGTTGGCCATCGCCGACCGTGAGACCGCTGCCAAGGAGCTTGCTGAGGCCAAGGTAGCGGCTGCCGAAATGGTGGCGGATGCCAAGGCCAAGGTTGCCGAGGCCAAGGCCAAAAAATTGGTGCAGGACGCCCGTGAGGAAACCATTGACAACCGCGAAAAGCTGATTGCCAAGGAACTGACCGAGCGTGACGGTGCCGTGTCGGCCCGTGAGCGCCAGGTTGCCGCCACAGAAACCCGCCTCTCCGACTTCGACAAGTCTTTGCAGCTTCGCGCTGCCGCACTAGACGCAGACCGCGCCGCTCTGGACGCTCGGATCAAGGCGTTCCAAGACAAAGTTGCCGCCCTCAGCGCATAAGGTAGAACATGGCCGATAAAAAGATTTCCCAACTCACCTCGGCCACTACACTCACCGGCGCCGAACTGGTGCCCGTGGTGCAGGCAGGCGCTACTGTGCGAACGACGGTGACCGACTTTGGCGCTGCCACTCGCGGGTTCGTATCTGTAAAAGATTATGGGGCTGCTCTTGATGGTGTAACGGATGACTATGTAGCCGTTCAAGCAGCATTCACAGCGGTTAACGGAACTGGAAAAACTCTAATTTTCCCTGGACCATCTTGCAAAATTGGCACAGGATTAAGCCAGAACAATCACGCACATTACGATGTTAACTGGGGTGAATGCCAAGTCTCGTTTACCGGAAGTGCTGGCACTTATTTGCTTGACATGACACAAGCAGGGCAGATTCGGCATTCTGGGGGCACATTTACTGGTTCCGGGTCTAATCACTTTGTTCAAACCAAAGGAAATGCGGCAGCACAAGCTACTGTTTATCCAACCATCCCAGCAGAAAATCAATGGTCTCGTCAGTTATCTATTGACCCGTTGATTGTTACTGGGTTTGCAACTGCACTTGATCTGCAAAACTTTACAAGAGAGGTTTGGTTCAGTGGCAATTTCACCGGAAACACCACGACTCTGAAAATCACCGGTAAGGTGGCAAATACTTTTGCTGCCAAAGGAACTGTTCTGTATTCAGCAGTTGCTGCATCTCAGGCGTTGCTAATTCGTGGAGATAGTGGTGATGCAGCGTACCGCTATGCAGAAGGCGTGTTTATTGCGGAGGCAATTCTTGATACACAAGGAACCACTGTAGACATTCAAGATGCTTATTTAGTTGATTTGTCAGGAGCGCAAATCAAAACAGCATCTGGTGGCATTGCCGTCGACATTACCAAAGGCGTCTGCCCAATTACACGAGATATATTTGTAAGCCGCGCTTTAATACAAGGTCGATTCCGTGTTGGACAAGGACTTGCATCTCAGTTTGTATTCGATGTTCATGGCACAAGTTTGGCGTTTTCCGATACGTCTGGAACTGTCATTGACATACAAGCAAACACCAAAGGTGTGTCTATTACTGAGGCTTCGTTTACCGCAGGAATAAGCACTCCGCGAATGTTTGCTGTTGGAACTAATTGTGCAAACATTACGTTTGCCGGATTGAATCCTGATGCAAGCACCTATACCAATGCGCCAACGATTGACTCAACCTCGCAATCTGGAGTTCGATGGTTAGATAAACAAGCTGCCGCACTTATTCAGCAAAGTGGTTCGCAAACAATCAATGTGTCGTGGACAAAGGTTAGTCTGCAAAGCAAAGTCTTTGATACTGACTCTTGGTTTGACGCGACAACAAACTACAGATTTCAGCCAACCGTTTCAGGTTACTTCACATTTTCTGGTCAGGTACAAATCAATAGTACGACAGTTGGACTTGGAGTTGATCTATACAAAAACGGCGTGTCTACTGGCTACATAGTTGGTACAGGTATTAGTGGGGTTTTGAACACAACCGTCGGAGTCTCAAAGACTTTGTTTTTGAATGGCTCTACTGATTATGTTGAGTTATACGCATACGCATCGTCTGCTACTGCAAGTAATACTGGCCTTGTGACGCAATTATCTGTTGCGTATGCTGGAAAATAACATGATCATCCTCCCCCATTCCCTTGACACGCGACTTCTTAGCGCATAATCTCAGAACTGTACCGGCCCAGTAGACCGGGGAACTGTAAGGTTCACCATGACAGATGAAGTCCAACAAGACTTAGCGGAAGCACCCGCGCCAGAACAGGTAGCAACGGCTGCACCTGAAACTGAAGTTACAACGCCGGAAACGCCGAAAGAAGCGCCCAAGACCTTCACACAAGAAGAACTTGACGCAGCCATCGGCAAGCGCCTCGCAAGAGAGCAACGTAAGTGGGAACGAGAACAGGCCCAGCGTCAGGCGGAAGCCCAGACCCTGCGAGCACCAGCGGACGTACCGCCGGTTGATCAATTTGAGTCTCCTGAAGCCTATGCGGAAGCACTGGCGCTCAAGAAGGCCGAAGAACTGATCGCCAAGCGAGAAGCTGCCAAGCAGAAAGCCACGGTTCTTGAAAGCTACCACGAACGTGAAGAGGAAGCACGGGCCAAATACGACGACTTTGAACAAGTTGCCTACAACCCGAATGTCCGAATCACTGACGTGATGGCCGAGACTATCCAAGCCTCGGACGTTGGCCCCGATGTAGCCTACTACCTCGGAGCGAACCCCAAGGAAGCGGATCGTATTTCCCGCCTGTCGCCCTTTATGCAGGCAAAGGAGATTGGACGGTTGGAGGCCAAGTTGGCCGAAGCACCCCCAGTCAAAAAGACAACTTCTGCGCCAGCACCTATTACTCCGGTGACCGCAAGAGCTTCGGGAAACCCGTCTTATGACACGACAGACCCACGGTCAGTCAAGTCCATGAGTACATCGGAGTGGATCGAAGCCGAGCGTCAACGCCAGATGCGTAAGTACGAAGCGCAGCGCCGCTAAATTTTTTGAAAGGACGATATGTCTAATAGCATTCTTACCATTGACATGATCACACGCAAAGCGTTGGAGATCTTGGAAAACAACCTGGTGGTCACCCGCAACGTCAACCGTCAGTACGACGACAGCTTCGCTGTTGAAGGTGCCAAGATCGGTTCCACCCTGCGTATCCGCCTGCCCGACCGCGCTCTGGTGACTGACGGTGCCGCCCTGCAAACCCAGGACGACAACGAGCAGTACACCACCCTGTCCGTGGCTTCGCAGAAGCACATCGGCGTGAACTTCACTTCTGCCGAACTGACCATGCAGTTGGACGACTTCGCTGACCGTGTGCTCAAGCCCCGTATCAGCCAGTTGGCCGCCAGCATCGACGCAGACGTGTGCAACGCCTACAAGACCATCGGCAACTCCGTTGGTACCCCCGGCACCACGCCCGCCACCTCGTTGGTTCTGCTGCAAGCCCAGCAAAAGCTGAACGAAAACGCTGCCGTGATGTCGCCGCGTTACGCCACCGTCAACCCGGCTGCCAACGCTGGCCTGGTCGAAGGCATGAAGGGTCTCTTCAACCCCACCGACACCGTGTCCCGCCAGTTCAAGAACGGCATGATGGGCACCGGCGTTCTGGGCTTCGATGAGATCAATATGTCTCAGTCGATCAAGCAGTTCACCACTGGCTCGCGTACCGCTACCGGTGGCACGACCTCTGCTGCTGTCACGACCGAAGGTGCTGCAACCATCGCCATCACCGGCGCTGGTGCTGCTGGTACGGTCAAGGCTGGTGACGTGTTCACCGTGGCCGGTTGCTACGCTGTGAACCCGCAGACCCGTGAATCCACTGGTTCGCTGTTCCAATTTGTAGCACTTGCCGACGTGACTCTGGACGGCTCTGGCGCTGGCAGCATCACTGTCGCCCCGATCTACTCCGCTGCCCACGCCTTGGCTACCGTGCAAACTCTGCCCGCCACTTCGCAAGCTGTGGTGTTTCTGGGTTCCGCCTCCACTCAGTACGCCCAGAACCTGGTGTACCACAAGGATGCGATCACCTTCGCTACCGCCGACCTGTTGCTGCCTCAGGGCGTCGACATGGCCAGCCGTGCCGTCCACAACGGTATCAGCCTGCGCGTTGTTCGTCAGTACGACATCAACAACGACCGTATGCCCTGCCGTATCGACGTGCTGTACGGCTACTCGACGATCCGTCCTCAGATGGCTTGCCGTCTGTGGGGCTAAATTGAAATGGGGCTCCGGCCCCTTTCTTCGTAACATCTTTGAAAGGAACTTATCATGGCTATTCCTAATGGCGGCGGCGGTCAACAAATTGGCGCTGGCAATCCCGCAGAAACTCTCATGGGCCGTCTGGCCGCTCCCCAGACTGCAACCTCCACTGCAACTCTGACTGCGGCTCAAGTGACCGGCAACTGGCTGGTCGCTAACCCCAGCACCTCGGCTGCCACCTACACGCTGCCCACCGGCGCTCTGATCGACGCTGCTGTGCCCAACGCCTCCGTTGGCAGCACGTTCGATCTGTATGTGGTCAACACCGGCACCACCTCCGGCACCGTGACCCTGGCGACTGCCACCGGTATCACTGACGGCGGTAACGCCTTTGTGGCCGTGGCCATCACCTCCAGCGCATTGTTCCGGTTCCGCAAGACCGGTGACGGTACCTGGACCGTGTACAAAGTGGCCTAAAAAGAGAGGGCTTCGGCCCTTTCTTTCCTTTAAGGAAACAACATGGCAAATACCAAACCTATTGGCGTTGCATACACCGACCAAGACATCATTGGTTCGGACAACATCTTGTCGAGCGGCACTCTGGGTTACACCCTGGCAGCTGAAGGCTCTGCGACCCAGGCCACCAGCAAGTCCACCGGTGTGACGCTGAACTACTCGACCGGTACCATCACGATGAACAACGCTGCGCTGGCTACGGTCACCAACGTGTCGTTCACTCTGACCAACTCGTACATCTCTGCCAACGACACCGTGATCCTGACGCAAGTCAGCGGCGCGGCATCGCCTGGTAGCTACAACGTGTGGGTTTCGTCTCTTGCTTCTGGCAGTTGTGTCATCACGGTGCGTAACATCACCGCTGGTACTCTGTCCGAGGCTCTGGTGCTGAACTTCGCACTGATTCACGCTCAGTAAACATGGACGGGGCTTCGGCCCCGCCTTCTTATGCCTATCATTTACATGAAACACCCCATCCACGGCGCCAAGGTGGCCAACCTGGAAATGGAGGCTGTTTATGATGAACAAAACGGCTGGGTGCGCTACAATCCCGACACACCTTCGGAAGACGAAGAAGTGGCATCCGAGAACACCCTCCGGCTGAAGCGCAAATACGTCCGTAAAGCGGAGCCACAGACAGAAGGAGCTTAAATGTCCACCACCGCAGGGGATCAGATTAACGGGGCCTTGCGGCTGCTAGGCGTTTTGGCCGAAGGTGAAACCCCCTCGGCTGCTACCTCTCAGGATGCGCTCAACGCCATGAACCAGATGCTGGATTCATGGAACACCGAGCGCTTGATGATTTACAACACCATCGACCAGGTGTTCACATGGCCTGCCGGCGAGATCACCCGCCACCTCGGCCCTTCTGGTGAGTTCGTGGGCCTGCGCCCGGTCCAGTTGGACGACTCGACCTACTACCGCGACCCGGGCACGAACGTTAGCTTCGGCATCAAGTTCATCAACCAGCAGCAATACGACGGCATCGCGGTCAAGACGGTGACCTCCACTTATCCACAGGTCATGTGGATCAACATGGAGTACCCGGACATCTCGATGACGATCTACCCCAAACCCACCCGGGACTTGGAGTGGCACTTCATCTCGGTGCAGGAGCTGGCCCAGCCTGCCACCCTGGCCACCACGTTGGCGTTCCCGCCGGGTTACCTGCGGGCGTTCAAGTACAACCTGGCCTGCGAGATCGCTGCCGAGTTCGGCGTGGAGCCCAGCCCCAGCGTGGCCCGTATCGCCATGACTTCCAAGCGCAATCTGAAGCGCATGAACAATCCTGACGATGTGATGTCGATGCCGTACTCGCTGATCGCCACTCGTCAGCGGTTCAATATCTACGCGGGCAATTACTGATGAAAACGCCGATTTTGGGCAGTGCATATGTCGCTCGCAGCGTCAATGCTGCCGACAATCGACTCGTCAATCTGTTCCCCGAAGCGGTGCCCGAGGGCGGCAAGGAGCCTGGCTTCCTGAACCGCACCCCGGGCCTGCGTCTACTCCAGACCGTGGGCACCGGCCCCATCCGTGGGCTGTGGGCGCACCAGACTAACGGCACCGACTTCTATGTCGTGTCGGGAACAGAGTTCTACAAAATGACCGCCACCGACGCAGTGCCGGTGAAGCTCGGCAACGTCACGGGCACCGGGCCGGTCAGCATCGCTGACAACGGCACCCAGATCTTCATCGCCTGCAACCCCGACGGGTTCATCTACAACGAGGTTACTGGCGTATTCGCCCAGATCACTGACCCCGACTACCCGGGCGCGGTGACCGTGAGCTACCTTGATGGTTACTTTGTGTTCAACGAGCCCAACAGCCAGAAGGTCTGGGTCACCAGCCTGCTCGATGGCACCAGCGTCGATCCGCTGGACTTCGCCAGTGCCGAGGGCTCGCCGGACAATCTGGTGGCCCTGATCGTTGACCACCGCGAAGCGTGGCTATTCGGCTCCGACTCGGTGGAGGTTTGGTACGATGCTGGCCTGGCTGACTTCCCTCTGACACGCATCCAAGGTGCCTTCAACGAGATCGGCTGCGTGGCACCGTACTCGGTGGCCAAGCTGGACAACGGCCTGTTCTGGCTGGGCACCGACGCCCGTGGCCAGGGCATCGTGTACCGGGCCAATGGCTACACAGGGCAGCGCATCAGCACCCACGCCATCGAGTACGCCATCGCGCAGTACGGCAACATCTCGGACGCCATCGCCTACACCTACCAGCAAGAGGGTCACGCCTTCTACGTGCTGACGTTCCCCAGCGCCAGCGCCACATGGGTCTACGATGTGGCCACGCAGGCCTGGCACGAACGGGCCGCGTTTGAAGATGGCGTGTTCACCCGGCACCGCTCCAACTGCCAGTGCAACTTCGGTGGAGTGACCATCGTGGGTGACTATGAGAACGGGAACATTTACGAGCTCGACCTCGACACCTACATCGACAACCTGACGCCGCAGAAGTGGCTGCGGTCCTGGCGGGCACTGCCCACGGGGCAGAACAACCTCAAGCGTACCGCGCACCACAGCCTGCAACTCGACTGCGAGACCGGTGCGTTCTTTGACCCGAATCTGTACACCGGGCTGCTGACCGAGGCGTCTGAGCTTATCCTGACCGAATCGGGCGATACGCTGGCGCAGGAGGTTGACCCGACCGGGCTGACCAACCAGGCACAGGTCATGCTGCGCTGGTCGGACGATGGCGGCCACACATGGAGCAGCGAGCACTGGGCGCCGATGGGTGCCACGGGTGAATACTTCAAGCGGGTGTTCTGGCGTCGGCTGGGTATGACCCAGAAGCTGCGCGACCGCGTGTACGAGGTCTCGGGCACCGACAACGTGAAAATCTCCATCATGGGTGCCGAACTGATTATGAGCGGCACCAATGGCTAGTCCGGCAAACATCACCCAAATCCCCGCGCCGCGAGTTGACTTCATCGACCAGCGCACGGGGCTTATGGCTCGGGAGTGGTATCGGTTCTTCCTGAACCTGTTTACCTTGACCGGCAGCGGCACGAACGTCGGGTCACTGACTGACTTGCAACTTGGGCCGCCGGTGCAGAACCAGCAGGTGGACATTGACGCGGCCTTGGCCGTCGCGCAGCTCGGCTACGGGTCTGCGGTCAGCATCGACCAGATTTACGAGATGATGAAGCGGGTTGAGGCACTCGAGTCCGCACCGCTGCCCCAAGCGTACACCAAGCGCTCGGCTTACGGTTCGTTCTACGACACGACCACCCAGACCGCTGCGGCCATCAATACGGCCTACGCGATGACCTTTAACACCACCGACCTGTCGTTCGGGGTGACAGTGGGGTCTCCCACCTCGCGCATCTATGTGGACACGCAGGGCGTCTACAACATCCAGTTCTCGGCCCAGCTTGACAAGACAACCGCGCCCGTGGGGCTGATCTACATCTGGCTGCGGGTGAACGGGGTGAATGTGGCTAACTCGGCCACCCAGATCCGCATCCAGGGCAACAACGCCGAGACCGTGGCCGCGTGGAACTTTTTGGCTAACCTCAAGGCCGGTGATTACTTCGAGTTGATGTGGAGTGTGGACGACAACACCATTCAGATTGTGTCCAGCGGCGCGGTGGCTCCTGTGCCTGGTATACCGTCGATTATTTTGACGGTCAGTGATAACATCAGCGCATAGGCGCATTGCAAAGGATACCCATGACCGCAACCCTTACCCCCAACGCCAAGCAGCAGTTTTTCGACGCCAACGGCAACCCCTTGGCTGGTGGCAAACTGTACACCTATATTGCCGGAACTACCTC